CCAGCCACAGGTGCAACATATTTAAATGTATAGCCGAGGTTTGCGACATCTGTGTTGGTAGCATTTGCAGTCATAGCCAGCACGTCAGAAAAATGCGCTGCATCTTTTGCTTCTAATCCGAATGCCGTTAGCGAATCTGTTACAATGTCCGCTGTTAAAGCTAAGTCCTCACCAGAGGCAGCAGCTAAAGACATAACACCTGATATGCCGTTTAGCATGTCCTCTGTATTCCAACCTGCTTGCGCCATGTACTTAAACGCTGCTGCGGACTCTGTTGCGCTGAATTTTGTTTCTGCGCCCATCTCTTTGGCTTTTTCTTTCAAAAGCTCCATATCAGAAGCACTTGCTCTTGATATAGCTTGTACTTCGGACATACCTTCTTCAAAGTCTGCCCCAATTTTGATAGCTGCACCGCCCAACCCTGCAAGTGCTGTTCCTGCACTGGCTATGGCGGTAAGTGTTCCTTTGATACCTGATTGGGCTATACCTGATAACTTTGATAAACCTGCCTTGATACCACTTGCGTCAAGGTCCGTTTCGATTACAACTTTTCCATCTGCCATATAATCACCTGCCTATTTTGTCAATAAAAGCAGGCTCCGGCTCACTACTCTATGGTGTGGCTCTAGGCTCTGTCGTTTTTATATCAGTTGTCTTTGTAATCGTTATAATTTTTTTGCATCTTGTGCATTTAATCTCTACTTTTCCATATTCAAGTTTGCATAATGTTTGCCCACAATTTGGACATTTTATCTTTTCAATTTGTTCCACCTTCCTTTAAAAAGGTATAAAAAAAGCACTGTACATTTCTGTACAATGCTTATTTTTAAAGAGGTTTTTTAATTTTTCCAATAAAAATACCAACTACCTAAAATGATAGTTGGTTTTTGTTAGAATTCATAATGTGACCACATGCTAACAATCATAATTGTTTTTTCTTTTTCTATCACGCGGTAAACAAGTCTGTGTTGCGCATTAATCCGCCGAGAATAGAAATCTCCCAAAGAACCTTTTAGCTTTTCATACGGAGGCGGATTTTGAAACGGATGATTCCTTAAAACTTCTAACAGATTTTCTACATTTCTTTTTAATGCAGGAATGGTTTTAATTTTTTCTTTATCTTTTTGTGCGGATTTTAAGATAACAATTCTGTACGTGTTTACCATTCAAATTCCTCACAGTCCGCTATTGGAGTATTTATACCTTCTTCTAAGCGTTCTTTCATACCTGGAATGCTTAGAAGATAAAGAGTTTCCATCAGTCCGTTATAGTCCTCTTCACTCATTACCACAGCGTTACCATTTTTAGTGTTAACAGTTATCACATCATTGTATTCTACAGCTAAATTAAAATATTCAAACGCGTTTTGTCTGAAATTTGTGACATTTGTATTTGTCATATCAATCACCTCTTTCTATTATATGTACATTATACCGTACATATTCATAAAAAACAAGTGATTTACAATAAAAATACCATACCCTAATTAGAGTATGGTACTTAAATATTACAGACCAACTTGATTTACGCCATATACAGCTTGCTCATAAGTGTAACCTTCAAATTGTAGTTGGTCTATTAGTCCTTGACGAGAAAATGCCATTATATCCAAATAGTCTTGTGCTTTTTTCGCTGCCTGTTCGTTCCAATCAGCGCCGCAGTTATCTGCTGCATACACAGCATCTTCATGAGAGTATTGCTCAAATTCTAATTGTTCAATTAAACCAGTATAAGAAAATGGCATTGTTTTTAAGTATTCTTTTGCTCGTTTTAAAGCATTTTTTTGACTTGTTGTAACTGTAGGAATTTCTGTTTTAGATTCAACTGCGGATATACTATTACTACTTG